TTCAGAGATTTATGGTGTAGATAATGACTTTAAAATGTCTGGAAAAAACAGAGGTAATGTTGCTATCATTGAGTATTGGGGTTTCTACGATATTGATGATAGTGGTAAAGATGAACCAATAATTGCAGAGTGGGCAGAGACAACTAAGACATGGTTACGAATAGAAGAGAATCCAATGCCAAGCAAAGAGATTCCGTTTTGGAACACAGTATACAGTAAACGTCCTTTCTCACTTTGGGGTAATGCACTTGCATTTTTCGTATCAGACAATCAAGATATAAAGTCTGGATTAATGAGAGGAGTAATGGATAATCTATCTCAAGCAAACAATGGTCAGAGATTCTTTCAACGTGGAGCATTAGACTATACTAACTATAAGAAAATGAGAAACGGTGATAGAGATATTATCATGAACAAACCACCTAGTGAAGCATTTCAAGATGGTGGATTCAATCAATTACCTGCATCAGTAATGCAAACACTAGACATGGTAAACAAAGAAACAAAGGACCTAGCAGGTACTCCTAATGGTGGAGAACAGTCTGCTACTGGAAGTTCTAACGAAGACTCAAATAAAGTCTTAACAATGGCACAATCAAGAATGAACGCAAGTGTACGTTCAATAAGTAATGTACTTTCAAAAATCATCAAAGAATGGTTAGTCACTGCTCAAGTCTATTTAGATAACGAACAGATTGAAAAACTATATGGTGAAGATGAAATGGTTTCATATCACATATTCAAAAATGCAAGTGTAGCAAATGTTAAGATGAAAGTCGGAACTGGAGTAGCAAAAGAAATCAAACTTAAACAGCTAAATATGTTAATGCAACAAACTAAGGCACTCGGAGAGAGTATGCCAAAAGAAGACATTAATGCATTAGTAGCTGAAATGTTTGAAGAATTTGATATGTATGAGAAAGCTAAGAAGTTGAGAGCTTGGAAACAACCACCACCTAGTCCAGAGCAACAAGCAATGGCTAAGTTAGAGTTACAAGTAAAGCAACTTGAAGTAGCAAAACTACAAGCAGAAGTAGCTAAGATTCAATCAGATACTGAACTTGATAAAGCTAAAGCATTGAGTGAACAAGCAGATGCACAAGCAACTGTAATGTATAAGAAAGCTCAAACATCTGAAAAGTTAGCAAAGACTCAAGCTCACCAAATGGATACAGCTATGAAGCCTATCGAGACACAAATTAATGCAAGCAAAGGAAGTAAGAATGAGTGAAGACATGACACTTGATGAATTGATTGAGGATGCAGAAAGCAATCCAGAAATCGAAGAAGAGGAACAACTAGAAGAGGAGATTGAAGAAGAAGAAGAAATTCAAGACCCACTAGAAGAAGAAGAAGAAGAATCTTCCGAAGAAGAAGAAGAAGAACCAGAACTTGAAGAAGAAGATGGGGAAGAAGAACCTAAAGAGGAAGAAGAAGAAGAAACTTACACAGTGACTATTGCAGGTTCAGAAGTAGAAGTGACCAAAGAACAGCTACTCGAATATGCTAGTAAAGGTGCTAACCAAACAAAGGATAACTCTCTTGAAGAAGAAAAGTTCATTCTTGAACAAGCAGGTTTATCAGCAGAAGACTTAAAGCTTATTGCAGAAGTTAAATCTGGTTCAAAGGAAGCATTGGCTAAACTAGCAGAACAATCTAAGATTGATGTTATGGATGTTGAACCTGAAATGAGTGAACAGTATAAACCAACTATGGAATATACACCACCAACAGAAGTAGATAAGGTAGCAAGTGAAATCATTCAAGATACAGAACTGGCACAATCATTCCAAGAGCAGACAGCAATTATTCGTAATTATGGTCCAGAGTTTATGGAAATACTATCGACAAATGCAGGTGCATTAAAAGACTTTGCAGGTCATATTAAATCAGGAATTGCACAAGAGATTATTCCTAAAGCAATTCATGCAATGAATACAAGTGGTGGAACATTTGCACAACAATATGCAAAGATTGGAGAAGCTATGTATGCTCAAAAACAAGCAAAGCAAGAACGACAACTATCACCAAGAGAAGAACAAATGCGTAAGAAAGCATCTGTAGGAACTGGAACAAAGACTAAGAAGAATGTAGCTGATACAGATGTATTCGATTTATCACCAGATGAATTTGAACAACTGTTAGGTGAACAGAAGTTCTAAGAAGTAAGTCCTTTTGGTTGGTTAGGGAGGGAAGATGTTATGATAAAAGTTTATTTCAAAAGAAGCAAACTTGTCACAAACAAATTCAAAAAGGACAAGCCAAGCTCGAATGACAAAAAGGAAAACTTATGTCAGGTATTACAACTCGTACACCAGTACAAAACACAACTTCATTTCTATCAGCTAAAGCACAAGCAGTATATGACCGTATGCTACTAGAGCAAGCAACACCAAATGAAGTATTTGACCGTTTCGGTAAAGCAAAAGTTATCCCTGCTAATTCAAACGCTAAGAAAGCATTTGCATACCGTTACAAAGGTGTACTACCAGCACTTACTCCAATTGCAGAGTACGATGGTTCAAACATTAAAGCTCCAAACAAAATTGTTCGTGAAGAAGTAGAATACGAAGTTAAGCACTACGGTGACTATATTGTATTTACTGACGAACTTGACATGTATGACTACCGTAGCATTCAGACAGACTTCATGGAAGTTCTTGGTGACCAAGCATCTCTTACAGTTGATACAATTCGTAGAGATGTTCTTCGCTCAGGAACAAATGTTGTCTTCGCAGATGGAGCAGCAGACAGAGCAAGTCTTACTAAACCAATTCAACCTGCTGACATTAAATTGATGGCAGTTAAATTGAAGAAGCAAGGTGCTAAGAAATTCCGTTCAATCATCTCTGGTTCTAACAAGATTGGAACTACTCCAGTTCGTGCATGTTATGTTGGTATCGTTACTCCAGAAGTAACAGAAGACCTTCGTGACCTACCAAACTGGAAAGATGTTGAAACTTATGGTGGTGGAAAGAAAGCACTACCAGATGAAGTAGGTTCTATTGGTGACTTTGCTATCATTGAATCAATTAACAATGACCCTATTCAAGATGGTGTATCAGCAGGTACAGATGCACACTTGTCACTATTCATGGGTAAAGACTCTTACGCTACTACATCACTTCGTGGTAAAGGTGGTATCAAGTCTATCGTTAATGCAATTGGTTCAGCAGGTGCAGAAGACCCACTAGCACAGTATGGAACTATTGGTTGGAAAACAATCACTGGTTGTGCTATTCTAAATGAGAACTGGTTGATTCGTTGTGAGTCTATCTCTACAATGTCTACAATCGTTGGTGACTATTTAGACCGTACATAAACAAAACCCTTAATTGAGAGAGCATAGTGTCTCTCTCTTTTGGGACACTATTAAAACAATTTAAAGGAACTGTATGAATTACAGAGATATGGGAAAGACACAACTACTTAAAGAATGCGAAGAGCAAGGGATTACTACTTCTACAATAGATACAAAGATTAAATTAATCGAAATGCTTGAGAAAGCAAATGGTATCGTACACGAAGAAGCAGAAGAAGTTGAACGAGTTCATCCAGTATTCGGAAAGTACATCAAATGTCGAATTCACCCACAAGTGAACTTTGACCGTAACAACACAATTTATGTTGGTATCAATCAATATTCTTGGAACATCAGACCTAGAGCAGAAGTTCTCATTCCTGAAGGAGTTGCAAAATCCCTTAAGGAAGCAACTTATGCAGTTCATGTTTGGGACCCTACAGCAAAGGGTTCATCAGAGAATGATAAGGGTGGACATGTTACTGAACACCAACCTAAGTTTGTTGTCGAGTATCTATAATATAAGGAGTTACTCATGGAAGGAATAGCATCACTGCTACAAGCAATTTCAGGATTAGGTCAATCTGGTGCAGGACTTTACACAGCATTTAAAACTGGTGATTTCATGAACACACAGACAGACCTATTAAAAAAACAAGGTGAGCAACAGTCTACTCTCTTTCAAAAACAATTACAAGCTCAAGCTGATGCAGAGAACTTTGATTGGTCAAACACTGCAAGTGATTGGTCATGATGAAGCAAGGAGTTAATGAGTTACTACAGCTCAGTGCTCCAAACTATGGTGTAGATGCAAATTCCATTGCTAACTTATTACAAGTACAAGGAAATGCACTACAGCAAGGAGCATCAGGATTAGGCACACTAGGTCAAGGAATTGACAGTTTAGATAAAGCTATTGACAACAGCAACTTCGCAGATGATTATTCTGCTCTCACAAAAAGCACTGGTACAGTCTATGAAGATGACCCAGTAAACAGAATGACTATTGAAAACAATAAAGTTCCGTTCTATCAACAACCTCTCGAACAACAACAACAACAAATACAACAGCTTGGAATAGGTAGAAGACTTAATGAAGCAAACCAGAAAACAGTAGACAAAACATCAGCTAGTAGATTCATGATGAACAAGAATGGAACTATATTAGACAAGGTAACTGGAGCTATTAAACAAGCAGATGGACAAGCTAAAGAAATTGAACGTACTGGATATGTAAAACAAGCATATAATTATGCTGACCCAGCAGGTAAACAAGCTATTAAACAAGCTCAAGCACTTGACCCACATTTTACACCAGTACCAGTTTGGGATGGAACAACAAACAAAGACGGACAAAAGAACTATTCTAAGACGAATATGACTTATCAATTCAATGGTAAATCTAATCTATCACTAGCTGACCTAACAAGAGAAGTTGGAGCAATGACAGCTAAACAACAAGGTAGAGGAGATTTAATGCAACTTATAGAAGGTACTAAAACTACAGACTATAAAGCAGAAGCATTAAAAGGTGAAGAAACTAATCCAGTAGAACAACTGGTAAAGAAGAAAGCACCAAGAAGAGACCCAACAATACCGTTAGCAAAAGATGTAAACAAAGAAGGAACCAAGGGTGTAGTAAATTCACTACTAGGAACCAATCTAAAACCAGATAGTGAAACTTCATTAACAGAAAGTCAAAACAAAGATATTGCAACACAAGTGAATGAAGATTACGAACAAATGATTGCAGAGAAACTAGACGAAAAAAGAGCTAAGTCATATGCTTATCACAAAAAGCAGTATGAACAAACTGGTAATATTGCAAACAAAAAAGCAATGGATGGATTAGCAAGAGAAGCAGGAATAACTCCTAAATTAGGTCCAACAACACCTGAGCAATTATTCGGAACAAAACAGAAGCAACCAGAAGTAAAGGAAACATATACACCACCAGAAGAAAGTTTAACAACAAAACTATTAAACGGTTTAAAGACTGCATTTCCAAATACTACGAAAGCATTAAAAGGAAAGCAAGCTCAAGCATCTGGTCTACCAGATGAACAATATAATAGGTTGGTAGAGTTAGAATCATCAGGAAAAGTAGATGCAAAAAATCCTAATTCAAGTGCTTATGGATTATATCAATTCATGACAGAGCCAGATAAAAAAGGCAGAGACTCAACTGGATTCCAGTATGCTAAGAAATTAGGATACAAAGGAAAGCAAGGAGAGGAATTACGAAGATGGATGAACAAGGAAAGACAAGACAAAATGTTCCAGATGTTTACTGGTGATAATTTATCATCG